GCCCTCTCTTTAATAAAAATCTAATTGGTTAAGATTATATCTGAGTTAAATCAGAGATAAATACTTTTCCGTAGAATTCAGGTCTGATCATCTTCTTAGCATAACGAGTCATTAAACCTTTTCTTGGAGTGAAAGATTCTGGATCGTATACAAGAGGAGTCATCATTAATGGAACGTAAGGAGCATATACTGCACCAGCTTCTAAGAATTGAGAACCTCTATATCCTGCTAATATAATATTTTCAGTCATATATGGATTCTTGTAAACTTGGAATCTGTTGTTTAATGCACCAACTTTTTGAACGCCCATTGCGAATTGGTCTTGATCACCGTTTGTAGCTGCTGCATATCCTGGAATAGATTCTAAGATTGTAGCAACGTTTGGAGAACATACTAGGAAGTTTGCACCACCTCTTAATGTTTTCTGGTGAATCTTGTTAGATACTTTTTGGATTTTAGTTCCTAAAGTTTGGAACCACTGTCCTTGAGTATTGTAGAAATCAGAAGTTGAAGTGGACCATGCAGTACCATTCCATACTTTATTGTTTTCTGCTGACCATCTCTCAGTTGTGTTAGCATCTAAGATTAACATATCTAAAATCTCTAGATCGATTTCCATTGAAATGTATTCACTTAATAGTGAAGTCAATTCAGCTTCTGCATCGATTGAATGATATGCGTTAAGATCTTGTGCGAATTCTGGAGTCCACTGAGCCTTTAATTTTCTAGTTTTAGCAACGATTGCTTCAGATTGAAGTTTCACGTCGATTTCTGGAATAGCTAAGTTTTCTACAGCTCTTGAACCTGCAGCTTCAAAGTCACCTCTGTCGTTATCTACTGGTTGTTTAGAGAAAAGCACTTTTTCAGTTGAATTACCACCAGCTCCGTTCGTAAAGAAAGGTGCATCAGAAGCTTTTACTACGAAAGTAACAGTGTTACCTGATACAGTAGTTAGTTCTGGGTAGTTATTTACGTTAGTTGAACCAGAGAAGATCTGGAAAGATCTTGCTGCTTTTAAATCTGCATTTAAAGATGCAGAAACAGGTACAGATACAGCTCTATAGTCAGCGATAGCTTTATCAGCATCATAAGCGATTTGTGCTAAAGATGCAGTATTTACTGTTGCAGTTGCATCAGCAATAGTTTGCTCGTTGATAGAGTATCCGAATTGTCCAGCTCCGTAAAGACCTCCTGAAGGATCAGTGTCTTGTGTCATTTTTGTTGCTCCAGCAGTTACGTTACCGTACATGTTGTCGCCATCAGTTCTACCGTTAGCGGTATCACCGTATTTAAAGTCTAGGTAAAATACTAGACCTGAAGGTAGGTTCATTGGTTGAACAGATACGAAATCTTGAGCAACTATTTGAGAAAATACCTTTCTTACAAGTGGTAAAGCAACGCCAGCCCACTGTTCTCCTTGTCCTGCAGAAAATGATCCCCCACCAACATTGTTAGTGTTAGCTTCAGCTACGATTTGCTTAGCTTGGTTCTCAAGAATCATTGCCATATTGGCAGTTTCTTTTTCACCTAAACCTTCTAGCAATCCAGAAGCAGACCATTTTTCAGCAAGTCTATCAGAATCAGCTTGTAAGCTTTTGTATCCGTTAGCACTTTCTAATAATGAATTAATTTCCATGATTTAAAAATTTGTTTAAAGTTAATTTATTTAATAATTCCAGCTAATTTTTGCATTCTTAGAACAGCTCCGGATACTTCTGCGATTACTTCTGGGTTACTAGCTGTAGTTCCAGTTGCTTTACTTGCAGATCCTTTATGTTCTTTTACGATAGTCCCTTTCTTCTTAGTACCTACGTTATCTGATACAGTTTCGAAGACTAATTTTACTTCTTTTACCGTTTCTGCTTTATCAAAAGCAGCGATAACATTTACTTTTTGAGACTCGCTTAGGTTATTTGCCTTAAATATTTTATTTACATAAAGTAATTTAGCATTAAGGATATTTACCTCATTAAGCTCTTTTCTAAGAGTATCGATAGTTTTTAAAGCGTCTTTTAATTCAGACTTGTTTTTTGCATTTTCTTTTAGATCAGCTACTCTATTAATATTGTAGTCTTTTCCATCTGATTGTGCATTAACTTGGACTGAAGTATCTTCGTCCATTTCTTTGTCCTTTTTCGGAGCTTCATCCATATCTTCGTCCTCTTTGGGAGCTTCTGATAATGAATCTAATTCTCTAATTAGTTCGTCTAAATCAATTTCGTCGTCACCTTCTTCAGGAGCGTCCATGTCTGGTTCCTCGATAGGAGCTTCATCACCCATACCTTCAATATCACCACCATCCATATCCATTCCCATTTCCGCTTCAGCGTCTCCGCCTCCTACTTCTTGAGCTATAATATCTTTGATCATGTCTTTGAATTGGTCAACTGATAATTTGCTAATATCTTCGTCACCGTCAATTTCGTCTTCCATTGCAGGTTCGTCGATTGCTTCTTCGTCGTCGCCTTCAGCTTCGTCTTCAGATTCTTCTGAATCATCCTCTGCTTCTTCGACTTCTACTTCAGCAAGTTCTTCTGATACTTCGTCTGTATTTTCTTCCATTTTATCGTCGTCGTCCTTTTTAGGAGCTTCTTCGATAGTTTCATCTTTTTTGTCGTCTTCCTTTGCAGGAGCTTCTGCTACTACTTCTTCGTCTTTGGAATCTTTATCTTCCATTTCTTGAAGTTTTGCAGCCAACATATCTTTTAGATGAGGAGTTAGAGATTCTTCTAATGCTTCCTTTGCGTTAGCAATAGCGGCTTCTCTTACAGATTTAGCTTCAGCAATAGCTTGCTTGAATAAATCTTTGTTTGCCATTTTAAAAAAAATTTGTGAGTTCGAACGATTATTATAAATCGTTATATGAAGTGTTTTATAATGTCACGCAATATAAGGATTGCGTATTGTTTATATAAATATATAGTAATTCCGGAAAATAGAAATTAATATAGTAATTTTATATTACGCTCTCAGTATATCGTTAATTATAACGTCTAATGAATTATATTTAGATACTTTAGCTTTACCTTCCTGTAGAGATACTGGATTCATAAATGCTCCATGAGTAGAAGGATTGGATACAAAGTCCCAACATACTAGTTCAAAATCTGGTTGTACTTCTAAAGTACCTTCGTTTGTTTGGTTAACAGATCCTGTACCCCTAGATGAGATACCAATTGTGTGTCCTGCTTTAATTATTTCTTTTACTATATTACCGGCTGGAGTATTTAATAGTTCTACTTTACCCATTAGATCGTCTCCTTTCCAGTATAGCTCTTTTACTATATGTGAAGCATTTTTTAGTGATACTACAGGAGATTCTGGGTGATCTAATTCACCGAAAGCATTTCCTCTTTCTACAAATTCCTTTACATATTTATCTGCTTCTCTTTCTAAGATTTCTTTTTTATATACACGGCCGTTTTGATTTTCATGTTTAGCTCTTTGCATAACGCCTTCTACTTCAAAAACTCCAGGTCTCCCTTTAGCTTCTTTTAGTACAGATTTAAATGGTGTAACGTCTACTAGTAATTGTGCCATGTTATTTCTTTTTGGTTTCTCTTAAAGTACCATTGACAGCTGGTTGTTGGTTAGGAGAGAATACATTTACTTTTTCTTCCTCAACTTCTGTTTCAGCAACTGAACCTCTATTAATATCAGCTTGTGATATTGTTCTTACTTTAGGCAATTCTATTTTTTTAGTAAAGCCTCCTTTTACTACAGGTCTTAAGTCTTGTTTAAAAGCTGACTCTAAAGATGGTGAAATAAAAGCACCTATTTTTAATCCTTCTTCGTTTCTAAAATCTCCTGTCTTAGAAAAAGTTTTAGCGATCTTATCTCCTATCTTATCATAAAATTGCTCTATTTCGGTTACTATATTTTCTAGCTCTATTACTACTGGTTTAACGCCTGGAAAAGCTTCATACCCTTTCCCCCAGTCGGCTAATTTAGCTGTAGCAGCTTCATTAATTGTTTTTTCTTCAAGTACTTTAGTAATGATGCTTTTTAAGTTTTCTTTAACTAATTGCTCATCTTTACCCATTGCTTTTTTGATAGCTTTATCTTTAGAAGCCATATAATCATCTCCATCAACGTCTCCATCTCCGTCATGATCTTTACCTTTCTTTTCAGATACTCCTTTTAACTTAATATTAAAAGCCTTTACTATAAGATTAGTAATATTTCTATCAAAATCATCATCATCTGTAGCTCTCATATCAGCTACAATTTCTTTAGCTTCTTCTCTACTAACAGGATCTCTATCTCTTTCGTATCTTTCAATCACTTTTAGAGCATCTTCTACAGTTTTCGGATACCCTACTACTTGTATGGTGTCACTAAATGCCTCAATATTTTCGTTTACTTTCTTTTCAGATACTCCAGATTTTTCTTGTGTTATAACATAGTCAGCATCTCCCAATTGGAAGTATGCTAATTTATACTCATGTCCTTCAGGCATATCTTTTTCAAATATTGAAGAATTATGAAATTCATAGCCATGATGATCTTCAGGAACTTCTTCACCGTCGTCAGTGTATTGTTTACTTCTGTCTTGTCTTTCAGCTTCTAATTCTTTAATTGCAGCTTCAGCACTCATTTCATCTTCGTCATATCCTCCATAAGCGGCAGAACCATATGTATGTAAAACCATAACAGGTTTACTCATATCTACTTTTGCTTTCTTAAATGCTGTAGCAACATCATACTCTTCAGCATTAGCATCAGGTATATTAGAGTTAGGAGAAGGAGAAAAATCTTCTTTTACTTTCTTTTCGTCTAAATCTTCTTCACTATCATATCCAGGTATGTTGTAGAAGCCCATATTTTCTAATTCAGAAGAACTAAATTCTTTAGAAAGTTTAGTTCTAAATTCCGGTACACTACCAATCCATTCTATCATTCCTTCTGTAGCTCCTGGGTTATCATTTAAAAATTCATCTAAATCATCATACCCTAAAGCGCCTGCTATCGTATCCATATTTGACTGGCCATAAAATCCTTCTCTAACAAAATTTCTATCTGTTGATTCAGACATCTGTCTAATAGTTGAAGCTATTTCTTTCTTATGGTCTTTTAAATATTCACTAGCTTCTTGTTTATTGCCATTTTTTAGTGCATCCATTGCACCATTAAGATGAACATTCTCTCTATGATAATTTACATCCTCAAAAGAATCGTAAATTTTTTGCATCATAGAAAGAGGAGTATTAATTCTAATCTTTAAAGCTGCTTTTAACATACCAGAATAGTCAAATTCTTCTGACCAATGATCTCCTGGTTCATATGGATTAATACGAGCTGAATTATCTTTCCCGTAATTTTTTACTTGATCCATAAATTCATCAGACATTTTTTCATTAGTAGCTCTTAATTTACTTTTATCTCTGCCTTTAAATCTAGAAGGTTCTGATTCTATTTCTTTCTCTCCTCTCCTGTTATACCCGCGTAATTCATTATACATGTCAAGTTCTTCTTCCTCAACTTTATTTCCTTTTAAGTCTATAGCATAAGAATACATTTCTTTTGGTTCGTCTCCATCTCCATAGTCTGAGTATATCCCACCGTTAATATAGTATCCGTTAGAGTACTTTTCTATTGAATATATTCTACCTTCTCCATAAGGATCGGGAACTCCTTTTTCATATGTTTTACCACCTACAGTAAGCTTTTTTAATTTTTTACCATCTTTAATAGTATTATTTTCTTCACTTGTAAAACGAGTTGGGTCCATACTATCTCTATTAACAGCATCGTATTCGTCATAGTTCATCCATACATCTTCAATATCGTAAGCATCTATATCTCCAGAAAATAAATCGTCTTTGTGAGTCTTAATAAAATCTATAGCATCATCATTATCTACTTTATGTCCTGAATCTGGGTGACCTGTAATGGTTAGAAAGTCAATAACTTTTCTCATAGCCATTTTTCTATCGTGGTTTGAAGCTCTTACTCCGTACTCTTTTCCATCGTCACCCATTTTAGTAACTCCTGGTTCAGTAGGAATAGCATCTGCTTCAGATACATCTTCTTTTTTCTTTTTCTTCTTCTTTTCAATTGCTTTTTTAAGAGCAGGAGGAAGTTCGCCTTCTTTTAACTCAGCTTTTTTCATTGAGTTAAATACATCTTGCTTAGCTTCTCCTCTTTTAACTTCTACTTCCTTATCATTCTTACTCACCTTCGAAGATTCGCCGGCAATTAAGTTATAATAATGTAAAGGATCTTTTCTAAGATTTTTAACCGCTTTAGTTTTAGCTTTAGATTGATCTTCACCTGAAATGGTCTCTTGAGACATTAAGCCCATAGCTTCAAGTTCTATATCGATTGCTCTTTTTAATGAATCATCAGAGAATTTAGAAACATCTGCTGCTTCTTTAGCTTCTTTAGTTTCATGTAGAATGTTATAATTTTTTAAGATTTGTACAGTATCGTCATACCCGTTTGCTGGGGATACGAATTGAGGCCAAGCTAGTTTCATTTGTCTAACAAATTCACTCTTGTCCATAATGCCTTCGTTTACGGCTCTATATTTTTCTGTTGCGGTTACTTGTCTCATAAGTAGTCAATCAATTTAGTATGTGATGGTCGGCTTGGGCGTTCTTGCTTCTTCCAACCTAATTTAGTCAATGTCTTTTTTGCTCGACTATTCTTACCAAATGCTTTTGGGGTGGCATACTGTGCTCCATCTCCTGGAGTCATAGATGCACCTCCTACACTTGTAACGTTAGCTTCGTCAAGCTCTAGCATTACTTCTTTTACTAACTGAACTAAGTCAGATCTCTTCATTTTAAAGAGTCTTTAATTCATTTACTAAATCGTAGTACTGCATTAAATTTACTAGGTGATTATCTGTTATTCTATCTTTCTTAGATATTGGCGATATTGCCTTAGATACTTCATCTAGCTTAATTTTTACTACTTCGTCTTTAACTCTCGTAGATAACCTAGCAACGGTTTTACTTATTTTAATAAGTTCTTCGTTAACTATATTACGTAAACGTGTTTGAGAGTTTACAGAAGTAATAAATTCTTTTAATATGTTCTTTTGCTCTGGGAGTAAATCTTTATAATTTTGATTAAACTTTTCCAGTAATATTTTAAAAGTTAGAAGCTTTAGATCTTTATCATACTTAGAGTATTCTTCTATTAAAGTATCTTTAACTTCATCTTTGTTTTGTTTCTTAGTTGTTAAATGTTCTAATAATGTAGACTTGTAATTAACTAAGTATTGAGGATCTATAACATTGTTGTTATTCTGAGCCTCTAGTAAACAGTATAGGGAAGCTAATGCTTTGTAATCAGGAGTTTGTATACCGAAAAATTCTTCTACTTTATAATTTTCTTTAATATCAGAGATTAAATCATATTTCTGCTTTTTAAGCGTTCTTTGATTAATCTTTCTTGATACCTCAGTAATAGTAGCAAGGATTGTTTCTGCCTTATTTTGACCGATTCCTTTATTTTTTAGAATGAATTCATATAATTTAAATTCTCTTACTAAAGATGTTTTACCTGTGAAGTGCTTCTTAATTATAGAAACTGCTTTAGAGTCTTTATTACTTAAAGTATCAGCTGCAATTTGTTTAACAAGCAGTTCAAAGATAAGGCCGGTATTTTTATACTTTGAATGTTTTATTTTCATTATACACGTTTACTATATATAAATATGCTTTAGTTACCTAAATCTTTAATATTATCTTCTCTAAGTAAGTTAGATTCGTCTTTCTTAGATTTTTTAAAGACAATATCTTTTAGCATATCTTTATTTTTATGGTATACCGAGTTAGTAGCTTGGTTTTCCATTACATTATCGTTGTCCGAAGGATAGCCACCATGCATACCATGCTGACCTAAAGGATCACGTCCTCCTAGGGCATCATTGGTTCCGTATACAGAAGCTTTTTCAGTTGGTCTCCCACCTTCAGGTCCTGGTTGACCCCAGTCAGGTGTATCATCTACCTCTGCGTATCCTGCGGGTAGTTCACTTTGATCACCTCCTTTAGGTGTAGCTACTGATCTTCTACCGTACATAGAAGCTAAATCGTGAGGAGTACCATAAGTAGTACCAGATTTAGCAGGATCGTTTCCTTCTCCTTCTATCTGTGCTATTCTAAATGCTCTCTTAGTATCTTCTCTAACTAATTCTCTCATTTCCATATACTGGTCTTCAGAGAAATTAAAGATATTTTCATAAATATAGTCTGTAGAGAACATTTTAGTATCTTTCATTTGAGCAGCTAAATCTACTTTTTCTTTAAGTAAAGCAACTTTCTCTTGTTCAAAGATAATTGATGGTGTAGATAACTTAACTTCAAAGTTAGTTAACGACTCTCCTGTAAAACCTTGTGTGTATAAATGTACTAGTGCAATCTTAGTTAATTCAGATTCTAGTATTTTTTGTATTCTTTCTACTGTTCTAGCAAATCGAATATCTTCTGCTGCTAAGGTAGCTTTACCACTAAGATCTCCTTCATATCCAAAGTATGCTTTAGGTATCTTTAATGCAGCAAATAACTTAGACTGTAAGTACTGAACGTCTGTAGTACCGTCATAATCTAATCCTTTAGTAGTTTCTATTCTAGTTGATGTATCTCCTCCTCTAACTGGTAGATAGAAGTCTTCCATCATATTCTGCATGTTAAACTTCAAATTATACTCTCCAGTATTTTGATCAACATACGGTGTCTTTTTCATAGTGTTGATAGTCTTCTGCATAAACTGATCAACTTCTGTAGGAGGTATAGATCCTACATTAATATAGAACATTCTCTTTTCAGGTGCTCTCATTATACGATGTATTAACATCGCATCTTCCATTAAATTAACTTGTTTGTATATTTTACGCCCTGGTTCTAGATAAGATCTACCGTAGGGTAAATATGAAGTATCAGATAGTAATCTAAAATGAGCTATCTCGTAATTATCAAAAACAACAGCTTTTGAATTACTCTTTTTTCTATAGTTAGGATCTGCTGCTGCAGTAATTCCATCTGGTTCAAGTTGATATACTACTTTTGAAGGATTATCTGGGTCATTTCCTTCATGTCTAATCATATGATAGACTGTATAAGGTAACACGTTATATACTCCGAACTTCTCTGCTATTTCAAGCTTTAAGAAAAAGTCTCCGTATTTAAGCATATTACGTGTCCACGACCATAAGTTAAACTGTATGTTTAATACGTCGTAGAAAAGATTGTATAATACTCTCTGTATATTTTCATCTGATGATTTAATTGATACTATTTCATTCTGATCATTTTTAATAGTAGCTTCATCAGCTATTATATCTAATGCAGATGCTATAATAGGATCTGTGTCCATTGCCTCGTAATCAGCATATAATTGGACTCTTAATGTTTGATAATTTAAATTGGGGTTATATATGTTTCTATTATTGAACATATAAAGCCTGTTGAATCTGTCAACTAGTGAATTAGTTTCATATTTTCCTGTTCTCTGTATAGAGTTAACGTCAGCAACTTTTAATTCGTCGCCACCAATATTACGTATAACTACGTCGTTGGAAAATAATCTCCTTAATCTACCAAATAATGAAGTATCCGCCATAGGATATTAATTTATATATAAATAGTTCTATTTAAGTAACCAAGAGATATCTTCTTTGCCTCCTGGTGTTTCTATAAGATAAGGATTATTTTGCTGACTACCAACTGATTTGATGATTGCTTTGTTCTGTGCATTTAAATTAGTAAATGAAGATAGTTGTGCTCTAGCTAAGTCTATTCCTTGTTGTCTCAATTTTAATGCTGTATCTCTAACATATAGTGCTGTTGCACAGGATATTAGTAAATCATCATTATATCTTACCTGAGCTTGTGGTTTTCCATTTTTCCAAACAAAAACTCTCATTTCACCCATTAGTCTTTTAGATTGAATAATAACTGATTTCTCTCTAATATACTCAATCATCTTAGCTACTACTAAAGGTCGAGTTCTCATCGACATAGTAAAGCCGGGTACTAGTTTGTCTCTCTCATACTTGTGCATATATGATTCTACTGATTCCATTTGAGAGGTAGAACTATAGTAGAGATTCTTATACTCACGTGTTAACACTTGTTCTATTGTAGCCCATCCTATATTAGCATTTTCTATTACTAATAGTGCATCATTATATTCTGATGCAATTCCTACTAGTACATTACCGTACTCTTTAGGGGATATCTTACCTTTATATTCTGCTACTTGTGTACAGCTTTCTATTTCAAATACGTGGAATGCGGAATAATCTTGACTATCACCTCTAGCTACATCGGCAACTACCATATAAGATTTACTATAATCAACTCCTTCCCAAACCCATAAGTTTCCATCTACTCCCCTTCTCTCTAAAGGATCTTTTTCATATGTTTTTTCATAGAATAACATATCTTCAGGTTCAAAAACAGTATCACCAGAAGCTAAGAAATCACAATCACATTCCTGTCCTGCCATACGAGGACCTAAATCTGCATCTTGTTGATCTCTCCATTCTTGATCTCTTTCAGGATGTACTGTCCAAGGTAGTTTAACTGGTACGAATGAATTTTCACCTGATTCAGCTTTTTCCCATGTCTGATGGAACCAATTACCTATACCGTTAGGAGTAGATAAGGCCATACATTGCCCTCCGGTAGCTAACGTCTGTTGTGCAGCTGCAAAGGTTTCATCAATGTTATCTATAAAGGCTGCCTCATCTATTAACAGTAATGATACTGCTTCTGAACGAGCTGCATCTGCATTAGATGATTTTGCTGTAATTTTAGATCCGTTTTTTAGTCTAAGAGATAGTTTATTTTTTTCAACTGCAGTTAATCTCAGCCATCTTGGCAATTGATCATACATAAACATAGTTTTAGTAACTAGGTTTCTTGCAGTTGCTTGAGTAGTAGCTAAAGCTAATACATTCTTATCTTTATGAAATAACATTAGCCATAATGAATAAGCTGATGCAAGTGTAGATATTCCTAACTGTCTTGATTTTAGGGTTATTAAGTATTGATTATCTCTAAATAAATGTAATACTTTCTCCTGAAATGGGTATAGGGCAAATAAGATCCTTCCACGAGTTGGATGCTGTATGTGGCAGTACTTTTTCATAAAGTACGCCGGATCTTTAGCACAC